TACAGTAAAAAATCAAAATCAATTACATCTAACGACTTATTTTAATAATTAACTATATACAATGAAAGAGAGAAAACCATTTGATTGGATTAACGAGGAGTCTATTACATTTCTTCGTAGAGGATATTTGAGTGAAGGTGAAGAGCCTTTAGAAAGAATTAGAACTATAGCTGACCATGCTGAAAAACTTTTAGGTATGGAAGGTTTTGCTGATAAATTTTACAACTATATGAGTAAAGGATGGTACTCATTATCATCACCTGTATGGGCTAA